GCTCAAAAGAAAGTTGACCTGTATTTAAATCATCACTCCAAGCATTAGAGTTGATAGCAACGTAGATATGAGTATCATCATATCTAACAATATAACCAGCATTAACCTGAGCACCAAGATTATTTCTAAGTACGAGATTTAAGTTATTTTCAGCGTTGAAACTTTGATTAATCGTCAGTTTTTGAATATTATCAATCTTCAGTGTATTTGTAACTTTGAAGTAATAACGATCTTTGACTACTGCAGTTGCCTTCAGTTTTTGAGATCCAGGAGAAGGAACTGTAGCAGTTCTGGTACTCCAAGTTCCAGGAACATAAGTCAGATTCTCAGTATCCTGTGCCATAGTAGTTGTGGCATCATTATAATCCAGAGATTGAAGTCCTTGAGCACCAAGAGTGTAATCTGCACTGACTATCGACAAAGCAGTTCCTGTTACAGGAGAAACAGCAGTTCTCTTAATGGATATACCTGTTGTAGAAGCAACACTAGTAAAGTTTCCAATTCTAGCAGCGTCTGAATTTTTATCAGTCTTTAAGATATAACCATTATAGTCAATATAATCGTATTGATTGAGATTAGTTGTAAACCATGCATCATCTACCCAATCAAATGCAAGACCAAATGCTCCTGCAGCAGGATATGCAACAACGTCTCCAGGAACTGTAGGAGTAATCGCTCTGTTCTTAAGTCTTAAATTTTCAACAAAGAACTGACCCTGCTCATTACTTCTGAAGGTTCCTGCACTACCACTTCTACCAGGAATATTACCAATGTAGAGATCCTTACTAGCAAAGGAAGTATTAGTAATTGTGGAAGAGAATACAGAATTGCCATTGACATAAGCAGCAAAGGTATCACCACTCTTTCTTAACGCAATAAATTGCCAAGTATTATCGGCAAACATATTGGAGAGGGAAGATTGTAATGGACTGGAAGAAGAATTGATAGTAGTTGTATTATTGGTTACAACTAGTTCAAGTTTACCAGTTCCAATATCATAGTATAACCAAAGACCACCAGTTGCACCAGAAGCATCACCAATTGCAACTAAGGTATGTTCTGTTTGAGACAGAGTTCCATTACCAGTGTAATTCTTATAGAGCATAAACTCTAATGTCCAATCACCATCAAGTTTAGTTCCTAATTGAGCACCAGTAACTTTTTGATGTGCGTTTACCCAAGTTGCAGTGTTACCAGAGGGATCATATCCATAGATCTTAGCAACATTATCAGCATAAGTTACCGAATTAGTTGTGGTTTGTGTGGTAAGAGTATAGTGACCTGTTGTATCAGTAGTTGAACCAGAATCAAAGGTGTAAATGAATTCATTTCTATTCCAAGACGTTTGTCCAACTGCATAAACATCACCAGATACATCAGTTGCAAGACCATTAACTTGCATACCTTCAATATTACCAGCATAAAAATCATTAGTAGTATGACTCAGGATAGTTCCATCATACTTAATTTTTACTGTATCAATAGTCTTCTGAGAAGTTGTTGTATCAACTCTAGTGAATGCAACATTAAGATCACCAAAGATATCAATAACAGACTTTTGTGCCAGGTTGATTTCTCTACCAGGAGCAATATATCTCTTGTTCCAGAGGAGAGCACCAGCAGAATCAACTTTACCAACCCAGAAACTATCTCTGCGTAAGTCGGACTTAAGACTTAATGTGGAGCAAACATAATATTCGTTAAATTCATCTACAGCAAGAGACGTATCTAAGAAAGAATATCCGTTATTACTAAATTCTTTGATAAAGTCAACTGTAATAACACTAGTTCCTAAAGTACACTTACCAAAAGCAGCGTTGATTGCAGTAGAGGAATTGGTTGCAGAAGTCTCCATTGTAAAGTAAATGGAGTTATCTTCAGCAAGAACCATGGAAGTAATCTTCTCGGAAAGATTCTGAGAGGAAATCTTTCTCTTGATAGCAAAATTACCACTAGTATCAATGCTTGCAATGAAAGCATCGTAAGGATTGGATGAGTTGGTATTTGTAAAACCACCAATAATGAATCTGGTATCAGAATACTTAATGATACTAGTTACTTCATCGGCACGAGTAGAACCAGAGATACCAGCATATCCTTTTTGGAATCCAAGAGTTGCACTCAACCCGTTTGCTGCTTCAACATACTTACACAGAATAATATCTGGATTATAAGCAGCAACCGCAGATTGGTTGGGTTTATTGATACCAACTACCCAGATGTTTGTGCCATCTGCATAAATTCTCTGGAATTCTGCAAAATCTTCTCCATCATCACTCTCAAGAGTCTTTTCCCATTCTTTAGATCCAGTTGCAGAAATTTTAGCAATAAATGCAACATCTTTATTACCTGCAGCATTCTTTGTAGTACCACAAACATATGCAGACTTATTAGGAAGTAATTGAACATCATTGACTTTTACGTTGTCATTATTGTTCAATGCAGAAACATAATAATCTGCTTTTTTAAAGACCTGAGGATGAGAAAGAATTACTCGGGGATTCTTTGTATAACCAGAACCAGAATTGACAATATCAACTCTCTCAATAGCACCAACACTATTAACAACAGCAGAAAGTGCTCCCGAATTTCCATCGCCATCAATGATTAATGTAGGAGGAATGTCAGAATTGTATCCAGATCCAGTTTGAGTGATAACAATTTCTTCAATACCCTTATACTGCCTAACAACATATTGTTTGTTAGTATTATTCATTGTGGGCGTGTAGTCAACAAAAATTCTGTTGCCCACAGACATATTATGTGGATTTGTTGTCGTAATGGTTCCGTAACTTACACCACTTTCATTAAGAAAATTATAAGTGGAAATAGGTTCACCAGTAATTCTAGAAATTCTAGCAGATACACCTAAACCATCAGTATCAGTATTATCAAATACTAATCTATCATCTACCTGATAGTTTTTGCCTGGGTTTTCGATAGAAAACCCTGTTACAGAAGCATCCTCAAATTTAGTGATAGTTTCAACTTCAATATCGACCTTAGAGTCAAATTTAACAGCAGGGAAATAATCAAACAATTGTAAGGGCGATTCTTCCAAAACAGAGTCGGGATCAGCAGTTTCATCTGCAGTGATTACGCCATCTCGGTTTTCATCTTCCACTTCAAACAATAATAATGAACCATCTTCCAGAGTCAACTGATTGGTAGATGCATTAGGTGTTCTCTCAACATCAATATCAACGTTCTCGTATGGATCGCGATATCTTACAACACCAGTAGGAATATTTTGCTGAACAGCATCTGAGACCAAATTCCAAGAATCTACAACCGAATTGAACGTAGGTCCAAGAACATATGGGAATACAGGTACACCAGCATCACTATTATCGATAGTGACAAAATAACAATATCTGCCTTCAGGATATTCTGGAGTTTTGCAGAAACGTCCGTTATATTGATCCAGTTCACCTAAGTTGAAGATATACTCATAGTCTTCAACAAACGTACCTGCAGGTTCATCGCTCAAAGCAGGACCATCGGTTCTTTGAGGAGAAATATTAGTATTCTCATCAAAGATTAAGGATGGTTTTACTCTATAAGAAGAACCAAGTCTTACAATACTGGACTGCTGATCGGTGGGATCTTGATATGCATAAGGTCCGTAAATTGGATTACCATCAAACGCCCAACCAATAATGGGAGAGTGAACTGCATGATCGGTAATTTCTTGAAGTGTTCCATCACCAAGAGTTTCTACACCATCACCCAATACTTCTCTGAGTTTCTTTGGAGTAGAAAGATGGGCATATTCACCACCATATTGATTATTAAATCCTTCAAATACACCACCTTGAGCAGCATCAAAAGTTGTAGAATTTTGAAGGTTGTAAGTCCACTGGAATACATTTGAAGTGAACAATGCACCTTCACCAACAGAATTGAGATTGATTAAGGTAGTTCCTTGTACATAACCAATACCTCTGTTGATAATGTCAATACTAGTAACCCTACCAGCATTTTCACCATCGGTATCAATATTTGCTTTTGCTACTGCACCAAAACCAACACCTTGAATAGTAACTTCAGGTGCTGTGGTATATCCAGAACCAGCAGCGATAATAGCAATAGAAATAATTCGACCATTATTGACAATTGGTTGAGCAACAGCACCACTACCAGAACTGAGAGTTACACTTGGTTTAGAAGTATATGATGCACCACCATTGGTGACATTGATTGATTGAATAGGACCTCTAACTGCTGCTGTAGCAGTTGCTCCCGCTCCTCCACCACCAACAATGGAGATTTGAGGTTGAGATGTATATCCAGTACCACCCTCATTGATAAGAATTCTAGAAACTGCACCCTTAGTGATAATTGCAGTAGCAGATGCGCCAGTTCCACCACCACCAACAATAGCGACTAATGGAGAAGAAGTATAACCACTACCACCTGCGGTAACATCAATACTATCCAGAGAACCATTAACTACAACCTCTGCTGTAGCACCAGATCCAGCACCACCAGAAATAGTTGCGGTTGGTGGAGATGCAGCATCATAGTTACTACCAACATTGTCAATAGTGATGCTAGTAACAGAACCAAAAGTTTTGGTAATAGAGGATTTGTACGACCAAATTGAAACACCATTGACCCATGTACCAATAGGACCAGGGTTAATAGTATTCTTAGATGAAATTGTAGTCGATACTCTAGGGAATCTATTTAATTTACGTTGGTTGCCAGGTAGAAGTGCAGATCCAGGGAAGGGTCCAATCTTATAGTTGGGAATACCTGTTGATGCAACATAAACGTAATCATCATTGAAGAAAGTATTTTGAATATTAGTCGTATATGGACTAATAGCGTTAAATACAGCAGAATTGTCAGACTTACCTTTGTTAAGGTCAATAGAAACTAGAATATTACCCTGTGGAGCAACAGCAGGGGCTTGAGGCAATTCGTATTTAAATACTGTAGGACTAGTTCTGTTCTTAACTAAGAATGTTCCATTGTAAATGATTGGATTTGCACCATAAATTGAAATCTGGTCACCAACCAACAAACCATGATTGTTAGAACAAGTAACTTCTGCAATATTACCATCAAAAGTAATAGAAGTAACTTCAATTAATTTTTTGACGTTGTATAACCAAGTTGAAAGATCAGCAGTATTACCAGTACCACCTAACTTAGAAATTGATAATTTATCGCCAGGAAGATAGTATGATCCAGTATCAGTAAGAGTCGTTTGTTCGGCATCAACGATACCAACAACTCTCATGAGAACTTCTCTATCAGTTCCTTTATTGATATAGACACTAAAGTTTGAAGTTACCTCTGTAGCAGAGTCCCAAACTTGAGCAGGTCCACTAACAGTAGCACCACGAGTACATTCAATAAACTGGTTTAGGGATTTTTCTTTATATTGTACAACTTCAGTTCCACCAATCAAGAATTGTCCATTTCTTTCTGGCCAACCAATTGTAGAGTCTACAGTGATAATACTATCAGTGGTAGAAAGAGGTTCTGCTAACTTTGTTTTATAAGGAACTACAAATTTACCCTGAATAGTTTCTTCGGAGAGAACCAATTCATAAATTTCAGTTTCAGATGTTCTAATAGCAATATAATTTTCTACCAGAGCACTTGCCGCTAAAATATTAGGATCTGCAATATCAGCATCTTGCTGTAGTAAACCATCTCTAATATTGATAGGATCACCAGATACTAAAACTGCTCTTAAAACAGTATCAATTGACCATGTAGATGCAGAAGGTTTGATAATCTGATCTTTAGGGTAAGTTACACTAACTTCTTCACCATAGAGGAGTTTGAACAGATACGAAATACTGAAAGAAGTACCTTTAGAAGTATAGAAATCTCTTACACTTTTAATTGCATTTCTAACATCAATTTTAGTATAGTCAAGTTCAGGAACATCGGGAAGGAATTGTTCCGTATACTTATCAAGAAGTCGTTTAATAAAGAGAGCGTCTAGACATTTAACAGGAGTATCTGCAGTTGCTGCCGCTGCAGATGTATTGTTAGAAAATACTGCGTTACCATCTTCGGTATACCTAACAATACCACTAGCAGCTCTAGCACAACCCTCGAAAGATGCCTTTGAGTATCCGCTACCTTGCTTATTAATTTTATAACCAGTTACTTCATTCAGACCAATATCTACAGACGCTCTAGCATTAGGAGGTTCTTGAATAAAAATTTCAGGAGGTTCTGCAGCACTATATCCACTACCAAATGCCGATACATTAATATCAGTAATTTTACCATTGAAAATAGAGGCAGTTGCAGTTGCTCCACTTCCACCATTTTGACGATTATCTACAATATAAACAGAAGGGACATCATCGTATCCAGATCCTCCATCAAGAAGATCAATGCCAACAACACGTCCATCTCCATCAACGCGAGTTTGAAGAACTTGAGCGCCAACAGGATCGATAATAGCAATTCTAGGAGTAGTTTCGTATCCTTGACCTCTATTAAGAATATTGATAGAGGTAACTACACCATTAGTAAGAACTGCTTGGAATGATGCCTTAATGGAGTTATCTCCAGTGGGTTCGTCAACATAAATTGCAGGAGGTGTGGTATATCCAGATCCACCATCAACAATAGGAACAACGCCTATAACTTGACCGCCACCAATAGTCAGAGTTCCTAATTTTGCTCCACCAGGTTGTTTGAACGTGACTCTAGGAGTAAAAGTATATCCACTACCAGAACTAACAACCTCCAGTGAAGATACAGAACCATTCGTGACAGTTGCTTTTAATTGTGCAGGAACAGATCCTGCCTTTGTAGGAGCCTCTACGATAACCGCAGGTGGGTTTGTATCGCTATATCCTTTACCACCATGCAGAAGGGTAGAACTTTTAACTCCATTAACCAGAGTTGCTGCCGAAGCACCAAATCCCGACTCAGAGTTAATAGTTACCTTAGGAGGATACTCAAATCTATAATTTGATCCACTAACACTAGTAGAAATAGAAGTTAAATTACCATCATCATTTACACGAGCAAAACCAACTGCATTTGCACCAAAAGAAGGAATAGGTGCTTCAATTGAGAATAATGCAAGTTTTCGTCCATTCAGAGGAGCAGTTTCAAAAATGAAATAATCTCTATCAATATAAAAATCTTGTTTAGGGATCAACAATTGATTATCATAGATTGCAATGAGAAACTCATCTACAATGGGTTCATAAGGAATACCCGATCTTGTCATTTTGAAAGAAGTTTTACCTTCTCCAAAAGAACCAGAAATATCATCAATCTCAAGGATATTATTTTCAATAAAACCACCAAGATAGAAGATATAAGTTAAATCACTAGAGTCTGCAGGAATTCTAGTTCTAGGAGCAGTTGTAAATACAATATTAGTTCCACTAACATTATAATCAACTCCAGGAATTAAGATCTGTCCATAAAGACTAACAATTAAATGCTGAGCTGTTGGTGGTGCTGCGGGATTACCAGCAGTTCTTAATGGAAAGATCGTAGTTGTTCCATCATATGAATCAATTTGACTCTCGGCAATAGTCCACTTTAATTTTACTTGCTCATAAGAAATACCAGGACTGAGAGCAATGTTTGGTGCTGATTTTGTACTTTCATAATAAATTACTTCATCACCAATTAAAACAGAACCATTTTTTTCTACAAACTGATCAACACTCTCTACAACAATAGATGTTGAAGTTGTAGTAATAGGTTCTACAATTTTCGTACCCCCGTCTAAGATACCGATATCAAGTTTGTCGATATCAAGATATTGAATGAATTCATTAACAATATTTTGTCCCAAGCCCGTCTTTTCTTGAGACCTATAGTAATACTCAATAAATTTATTGAAAAGTGGATAGTCTGATCTAATAAAATCGGGACTAAGAGCTTTAACCGATTGCGAGACCTTATTGACGTTACTCATCTATTTAAAAACAGCTTGATGTGTTGAGGGAGCCAGGATTACTAATGTTTGGAATTTCGATCGTAACGGGGGGTTGATCGAACTCAGTTGGCGTCAAACTATTTAGTGGTATACTGGGAGGTGGAGTAGTACCGATTGGGGCAACTGTAACTTCAGGGACGACAATATTTAAAATAGTTCCAGGTGTTGTCGCAGGAATTGTTGCATTGTTTGACGGAATAGTAACAACTGGCAGTTGTAGGTCTCCAGGAAGAAGATCTTCATTAGTAATACTACCAACACCTGTTACAGTGTCAGTGATAGTGATGATAGTATTGTCTGGAATATTACTACCTGTACCAATAATATTGACAGGACCGAAGCAAATACGACCAGTATTATAATCAACAGTTCCTGCCGCATTATTGGTATAGACTTTCTTAATACCAGTATTGTAGAACATTCTCAGGTTGCCAAATCCATCATCTTCAAATTGCTGGTTAATTCCAGGTCGATCGTAAGTCCTGAAAGTTCCAGATAAGATAACAGGTTCTTTTTTACATTGATTGGCACTACCATCACTACCATCACCATCATTATTACTGGGATTACTATCGTATAAACCAGAACCAATGGAAACACAATATGTGTTAGTTTGATTGGAAATAGGTGTAATGTATTTGAGAAGTGATGTCTGTACAGAAACGTCACTAACACATTTGTTTGCAAGTGCAATTGCTTTCTGATAACTATTCAATCTAAACGTAGAATTGAAGTTATTAATCTGAGTTTGTCCTGCCCAATCAACAATAGAATTTTGAATGTCGGTTTTAATTGCAGAGGAATTAGATCCGCAACCAGTATCGTACTGAGCAAAGACTTTTGTATTGATGTATAGACTATCTGGATCAACTACAACAGGGTCGATAGACGCCATTGCATATTTTCTTAAAAGATTCTGAACTTCTTTTTTAGTAGCAGCGTTAAGTTCAGAACCAGTTTTTGTTAGGATTGCAATATAGACTTTTCCGTAGATAGGAGGGTTTAAAATATCTCCACCATATGCAACAACTGCCTGAGCATTCTCATATAGTTTTTTTGTCAAGACAGCATAGTCTTGAGCAGTAACTGCTCTGTTTTGGGAAGAAAGATATCTAGGAGCATTATATTTAATAGATTCGATAGTTTCAGCAGCTTCACCTTGCTGAGAGTTATCAATAGTAGTTAAAATTACTGTAGAAGCACTATAGGTTGCTGAATTACTATCAGTTAGTCTACCAACAAAACTAAAGTTCTTGACCTGATTTGCTTCCGCTCCAGAAGTTACCAAATACTCAAGATCAATAACCTCGCCGTCTTTTAATGCTCTACCGATACTATCATCACCAAATCTAATTTCATATCTCATGTCCTCACCTTCGTGCATAAAGTACACACGAGTAGTAGAAGTTACCGATGTAATATTATCAGTTATATTGTAAAGATCAGAGGCAGTAGATGATTCATTAGGTCTGACTCTGACGACTAAAGTAGATGTATCAACGTTTCCAGAAGGAATTGCATAAACCTGTTTTGCAAACGTATTAACAATGTAAGAATAGTTTAAGATGTTACCTTCATAGATAAGCATCTTATCAAAAACTGCTTGACCTGTTGTTAAATCAACATTTGTCGTTCTATCACTTAAAATATTCCAAATATAATTACCACCAGTTGCAACAGGTCCTTTTTTCAAAGTTATTGAACTAGGGTAGACTCCATTTACTGCAGTAGTCTGTATGGTCAACTTAATACATGCTTTTGCCGCTGTAATAGAGTTGGGAGTATAATTCATCAACTTAGCAATGTTGACGACGTTATCCCTGATTGTTGAAGATGGCAAAAATGCCTCATTCATTGCCATATTAGCATTGAACGAGGTATAGTAAGTATTATATGCTAAAAGATCAATAATATAAGACAACGAAGAACCATCAAAATCATAATCCGTGAACTCTTCTCTAGTTCTCAGATAGGATTTGATAGAGGCTTTAATATCCTCAAAATCTAAAGCAGTTAGGTTATTCGGTTGCATTATTCAGGTCTCTGTAAAACAAACTCGATTGTTTCAACAATGGGTAACCCAACAATTCGGTACTCAACATAGACATTCAACTTATTACCTGCAAAAACAGGAGTTGCCTGAACATTTACGAGTTGCACCCTGGGTTCATACTGATTAATGGTATTTATGATCTCATCCCTAACTGTATCTGCGGTAAACGCATCTAGGGGTTCAAAAAGTAATTGTCTAACCCTAGAACCAATGTTAGGTTGAAAGGGTTTCTCTCCAGGAGCAGTTAATACTAAATTTTTAATCGATTGCTTGATAGCATTGTCGTTTTGCACAGCAGAAACATCTTTAGTAAATGGATTCAAGAGCAAATTGATCGATAAATCTTTGAAAGATCTCGATTTCTTAAATTCTCTACCAGTGACTTGTTTTAACGCCATTTACTCAGTGGTTTATTTTTGCTGGTTTTATTTTTTTGGTGCAAATTGAGATAATAATCGGATTTTGGATCAGTAATTAGTACATGAGTACCATGATCTTGCTTCATCATCTCAACATTATGATCTGGGACATGATTTAACCCCATAAAATCCTCCAAACAAAGTTCGTAGAACTTTTTATGGGGTTCTATCCCAATAATATTTATCGACCTTGACCGCGATAACGCTTTTTAGCATTATTTCGACTGGTTGCAGCATATTTTGTATGCTGACCTCCACCTTGACGAGTCTTTTTCGGGGTGGTCTCGATCATATTGCCGCCAGAGAGCGACTTTTTCATTTTTGCCATAATTTTAAGCTCCTACAAATACGTTTGGACTGCTACCTGCAACTTTGGACAAACAACCATATGGTCCTGTTCCTGGTGTTACACCAAAAGGATCATTGAATCTACCCAATCTCCTTTTATTTACAAAGACTGTAGCAGTGGTAGCAACTAGTTTCCTAGGATGTCCTGCAGCAGTCTCTCGTGCCCCTCCAAGGTCTGTCAACCACCATGCTGGGGTAGACAATGTAGTTAGGCATTTATAACCTGTAGATGTCGTTACATGCAATGTGGGGGTTGGGTGTGGGGTCAATTCATCTTGGTCCACAATGGGCACCTTTTTATTGATTAACACATTTGTCACTGCTGGACCAGCAGGCAATTGTGCAACTGGTGGCCAAAGTGTTACTGGTTCTTGAGCTGCTATGGGAACTTGTCCCATATCAGGTCTCATTGGGGTGTGTGGACATGGAGAAAGCATACCTCCAACATGTCCTGGGTGTGCAGTAGATCCCGAACCTTTTCCGTGACCACTACAGGTCCCCATATATAACGCTGCTCCTAGTCCTGATGGCATGATTAATTAGCAAATCCTGGGTCGTATGGGTTTCCGTATGCTTTAGTAGCTTCCGATACTCGGTCAATACTCCTAGTGAAATTATTGAAAATAGTAATTTCACCTTGTGCAGTCCATTCCTGACATCCTGGTCCTAATAACGGAGACATACTATAAACATATGAAATAGTAGTCGTGTTTCCTTGATCATCAGTAGTCGTTTCGTCTGCTCTAGAAGATAATCCTGGTACACCGCATGTAAAATGCGATTTACCAATATTAACAGGAGTACATGTTAAAGATACTTGAATTGACGTTTGACGGGTAGTATCTGGGCGATACTGCTTCATAAGATATTTAGTGTATTCAGACGCATATGGCAATTGTGTCAAACTTCCTTGTACAGTTTCAACTAAATTTTCTTGATACTGCTCTTTCCGTGGAATTACGTCTTGAATTAGTGCTTCAAACGTTGCATCGCGCCTAGGTTGGTCTGCTGCTTTCTCAGCACGATAGATATTTTTCATTTCTTCAGTGATAGGAGTCTGATTTAAGTGGTCTACGTTGTATTTTGACGTATATTCTTGTTTCAGAGGTTCAATATCCTCTCTCCTATACAATTCTTGTGCAAATTCTTGCTCTCGCTTGCGATTAATATCGGGTCTAACCTCATAACGAGGTATTCTTTCAGTTTCTTCGATTACTTTTTTGCGTGCATTGTACAATTCTTCAATTTCTTGAATGGCATCACTTGCAATTGGCGATTTTTCTACCCCATTTTCTACTGTATTGGGCAAAGTTGTTAAAAGATCCTTAAAATCTTGTAAAGTTTGCGTAGAATATCCCTCATGATCCTTTTCTGTTGGGATATCTCGGTAAATATTCTCTACAAATAGTCTAGGACGATTGTTGACACCAGCATCTTCATCAAATCCACCATCATATCCCGCACCCGCATCAGTAATTTGCACTGCAGTGAGCACTCCATTACTAAAAGTACCCTTTACTTTAGCAGCAATTCCGTTTTCTGCCGCAGGTTGTGTAATATTTAACACAGGTTCCGTGCCAGTTTGATTCCAACCACTACCACCATCGACAATATTGATGCCTGTAACCCGTCCATTGGTAATAATACCCTCTGCTACGGGTTGAATTGCGGTAGTTAGTGTGTCAATTGCTTCTTTATCAAGGTCAGCAGTGAGAAATTGTACGCTTTTTTCCAAAAATTCATACAAACCGATCAAACATGCGCGGTCTGGAATGCCATGTCCCGCAACAGCAGTAATTTGATGCTGTCTACTAGAGGTATATTGCGTGTCTTTTGTAAATGCACTACCAGATCCGTCCAAATATAAGATATGATAACTAAAATTTGAGTAATCAGTGTGGAAAGTGCGTGTAATAGTATGACCATTGATGGTATCACCTGGTCTCAATAGGTTAAAACTAGTAGATCCTGAAGGAATTGTCAAGGGACCAACGCTAGTAACCTTCACATTCATCGTTAAAGTCGATGTTGTCCCATCAGTATGAGTTACTGGATACGATAATGCAAAGGTATTATTGACACTATACCCTGTTCCACCAGCAACTAGTTCAGTTACTCTCCAATTAGTGCCCTGAAACACTGGTGTAGCACCTGATTCATCATATCTTGGTGTAATTTCTACCTTAATTCTAAATCCAGTGGCGGTTGGTTGATTCTCCATTGTAAAAACTTGGAAATCAAAGAAGGTTTCATCGCCTTGCACCCAAGGATTTTGAGGTGATTCAAATGTAGTATTACCTTCATTAGTGTCAAATACATCTGTATAGGTAACACCATCGTATGAAAACGAGAAATCTAGTACTGTATCTGGTACTGTAGTGGATAAAGCGTTATAGCGGAATACAAGTTTATCAGAACTCGTCCCAATACCAAACAATGTAGGATGTGGGCAATCGGGGTCGCCCGTCAAATCAGGTGTTCCAGTATACTTTAGTTCTGTGGATGCCGCCGTGCAACTAAAATTGGTACATGGAATACATCTAGCACCAGCATCTGCAGCAACAGATGAACTACCAGGATCATAACCAGGTTGACCCTCTGTTCCACTGGAAGGAGTTGTTGTAGTTGTATTTCGGTCTTCATCTTCAATATAGAATGCTGCAATGCCTGAGTGCCCCGCCCCCTTGCCACCACTGGTGTCATAGATGTATGCAAACCATCGCTCAGAGTCCTGTAGGTCGAACGACAATTCGTTGGGAACATAATCATAATACCGAGTGCCTGTTTGAAAGAACTCATCTGTGGATGCCTCGGAATATTTCCCACACATTGCAGGTGGATCGGAATGTGTACTAAAAGAACTTCGCGCAGGGTCAGGAATGAATGTACTAGGATACATTACATTATCAGCATTCCTATAACTGATCTGATAATTGCCACCAGATCGAATCGGATCCTCGGGATACTCCTCGAAAATTATACTGACACCATTGTTACCAGGTGTAGATTGTTCACATGGTGCATTACTATTATCATTATTACCTGAATGTCGGCAAGGCATTGTCAGTTACCCTCCAATGTACTGATACGATTGTACAATTCATCGTAGTTCTCTTTCACATTCATGTACTTTGTATGCCCTTTTGGTTTGTAATACGTCTTATCAGGTGTTGGTAGTTCGGACACATACTTTTCAAGCGCCTCAACCCGTTCTATGAGTGCTAGAAGGACTTCATTGATCTGTACATGTTCTTCATGATTCTGGTCGTCATTCATTTTTTGCTCTTCTTAAAATAAAACTATCACCATCTACTTCATATTCCAAATCTTGATTGATGTCCCATCCCAGTTCTTCACACACTTCATAAGGAATTGTCATGATGAGATCTCCGAAATCATCTTCTTCTAGTTGTGTTGTGAATCTATGGGACATACCTCTACCTACATGCGATTACTTATCTGGGGGTTATCTGTTGGATTCTTTGCTTTCCACTCAACCCATAGTGTATATAGATCTTTCTGATCTTTAACTAACCCTGCACTGGTCGCATAGTCTGCACATTCATACATCCTAGGGTCTAGACCGCCCTCTAAACGAATTAACTGCTCTAACGCCCATACCCTCGCATCCTGTCTTTCAATTCGGGTCTTGGAGTCCATTTTTTACCTCAGAAATTTTTTTATATACGCCGTTGACATTAACTCGAATAATATCTAAGGCGTCTGGGAACCTTTGTAGGTTAGGGTAGTGGCCGTTTTTAATATTTAACGGGGGCCAATTTACTGCCCTCAGTAACATTTAATGACTGCTCAGTTAGTGTTACATAGTGCCTCCGATTACCCTCTCATTATACCTTACTTTGTGCATAGTTGTCAACACATTCCCAAGACCATTTGATATGCTTGATATAATCGAAGCACGACATTCTCGGAGTATTTGGGAATGCATCTCCCATACTATTCCGAATGCCATCGATATACCTTTCCATGTCATAGATGCTGTTGAAAGTACCTCTCAGGTTGTGCTGATTGTCGTAGATAAGATAATGCATAAGTCTCAAAGATACTAGGTGTGTTTCTGAACCCTTACAAGGTTATTATAAAGGAAAGTGAGAAATAAGTCAAGGGGGTTTCTGACATTTATCTGCGTATTCTCACAGGGGTTGACAATCGATAGGAAACGTGCTAAGAGTACAACAAACGGAGACATTAATCGAGGAATAGAACACACTAATAGGTTTTTTAATAGTTTTCCACAATTTCCGCATATGTTGTGGAAAAGTGTTAATTAGTGTTGTGGCGGTTGTTGTTACGTTGTTTAGAGATATACTCTCTGAAAGTTTTCCACAGGATGATAGTAATTTCCTTAGTTGTCAGTTTGATGTAATCGAGTTGTTCTCTGAATGTCGTCCCATCTTTGTCGGAAGATGAGAACATTGACTTGCGTTGTTGGTTGTCTGGCAGAGGCGGCACATTCTCGGGGTTTGTCATACTCACAAATGCAGTAAGTTATATAATCGTTTGAAATAAAAGTAATATACCCCTCAACACCATCTAGAGAGATGTATTCATTTAGTTGAAAATCATCGGTTGTTATCATATAGTTAAAAACGGATGATTGTTGTCAAGAATGTCGGATGATGTAGCAAATTTAATTGTTCCTTGTGTGGGGTAATACTCTGCTAGGTGTTCATCATAAATGGAGACATTTTGCTGGAGTTGGTTTTCATCCAGTTGTTGTAATTGTTCTAGTAGTTGTTGATAAGTCATGTTCATTTTACGATAATCGGATGATTCTGACCATGGGAAGATAATCCAACTCATTTGCAATAAGAGGGATCAATTTGACAAATTTTATCCATCTTTTGATCGTTAATCTCTTGCATTTTATTGATAGCAGAGAGACCAACATTAACGCCGATCAGGATAACAATAGCAGCAAGAGCGATACGCATGATGATAAAAAATAAGTGTGTAATTAATTAGGCGAAAATGTAACCATTCTCAAAATCTTTGGTTACATTGTTGTCACGAACGTACCACTGAAAGTCCTTTTGAAAAACACCATCAGTCACGCCATTACAGAAGCGATCGATGATAGCATTAAGGCGTGATTTAGTTGTAGTTGTTTGCCAACCACCATCAAAGATCTCAAGGAAGTCTTCACCAAGGACGGCAATTTTGTTACCATGAAGACGAACAATAGAAGTATTATTTTCTTCGTTAAAATGAACAGAAGTGTTACCAGACTGCCAGTTCTTGCTGTTAGCGAGAGCAGTGTTCATTTGTTGTTCGATTTTACGCATTTGAGATGATTGAGTGAATGTTTGGTGGGTTTGGTTTCCCTCCCCCTGATGTCTTTATTATAGAGCATTTCGGGGGTCTGTATACCCCCTGTGTGCCACTTTATTAGGTGTCACATACCATTCATAAAATCATGAATTGCTTCGTTATATTCTTCTTCGGTCTGATATGTGCGACCGTGAATAGTATAAGGAAACGTTTTCTTTTGGAACATTGTAGACGCGGTTTCGCAGTCTTTTCGATCATAACCCATCGAAACAAGGTTTTCAACGTAAGGATTCACAATAGTCATAATTTAGTGTTAGTTAAGAAAAAGGGCGATTCAGTCAAAGAGGGCAGTTTTTTCCCACGCATCGTAGAACATATCCCATGCAGTGTTATTATCAACAAAGGACGAAACTTCGGCATGTTCAGCAACATAATCATATGCCATATCGATGTCGGCATTTGTGTCAACAATGAACGCGGGAAGCGTTGCGATTGCGTCGATGAACTTGGGAGAGGTGTGAATCATGTGTGTTTCTTTCATGCTCCTAATATGGCACAGATTTGGGCAAAAATCAAGGGGGTTTGTGCTACTTTGATTAGTGGCACAAGGGGGGTTGACTTACTGGGCAAGTTCCCACATATCATTAAAGTTTCGTAACCAGTTCACATGTTTCTGATCTAAATCGGTTAAATCTTGCTCATCTGCTGAAACATATGGAAGACTATGTTTTGTGCAATAGTCTTCATAAACGTCAGTTAAAAAATCAATTTTGTCCATTTATACGCCCTCCCTGATATAACCATTTTCTGACTTGATAAATGCATCGAGCATAGGAATGTTTAACTCAGGATCATCAAAGTCAATTTTTGCACATCCATCAACACCCCACTCTGCCAATTCTTGCACGAAATCTTTCCAATCAGAGCAGTAACATGCTACGTTTTGAAAGTTACCAACTTGGAGGATTCTGTTGATGATTGTTTGAGTTTTGGTCATGGATGTGATTTGTTTGTATACACTTATTATAGTGTGATTTGTGGCACATTGTATTACTATTGTGCCACTTATTTAATTGTCACTCTGATAACGGCGATTCTCTTTTTTGTATGTAATGATTACCATCGAGCACATCTTGAATATAATTGGAGGGACGTTCTTTCATCAATTCTTGAATCCTTTCCTCTTCTTCGGGCATAACTTCCCAAGTGCCAAACTTTTCAGGTGAGTTCCAAAAATCCTCCCAATCTTTAGGGGAGTCAGTTACATCTTTGATATTTTCGTTCATTTGTTGTCTCCTTGTGTTTGTTGCATTGTGATACCACGCGCCGCAAATGCATCGGATACGATACCACATAGCGCAGTGACTTCAAATTCAGTCATGTCCCAAAGTTCACCAACAAGTTCAATTTGTTCTTGAATATCGTTGCTGATTTGTAATGCTTCAAAGTTGTTCATTTTAATGCTTCAACCTCGTAACGGATTTGATTGGGGTATGTTTTTTGTGCCCATTTTAGCACTCGATTGTTTTGTGCTTTGATGCCCTTATGTGATGTTGGTTTGGTAGGCATTGTGCGGGTAACTTGCATCATGGTGAACTCATCATAGAGTCGCACGAGATAAGTTTGTGTAGTAGTTTTCATTGTCATCAACCTCCAAACATTTGGTCAAAAAGTTCTTGTGAATCTCGCTCTAATTCTTCGCGATGTTCTTGCATCCAACGCTCTTCATCAATCATCCGTTTGATAGCAAGTTCACGGGGAAGATTGTCAGTTCTGATGATGTTGCCGTTAGGAAGTTTGTGTTGAAACATGATTATCAGTTGAAAAAGTTGTTAACGCGATCGTTGAAAGATTTGGGTTCAGGACGTACAAATTCTTCCGCACTTTCAAAACCATCAGCAATAAAAGTGCGGGCATCATCATTAGTCCAAACTAATGCAGCAATGAGAATGAGAGCGATTGTCTTGAACATTGTGTGAGGTGTGTTCCTTTGACTCTTATAGAATACACGAAAACGGCGACCGATCAACCGATGGTGTGCCACTAACTATTCTGGCACATCCAACCCCTCATGAATATCCTCGACGGCATACTCTATATCATCGACGCCAAATTCTTCCATGTAGTAATCCAAACTAACACCGAGTTTCTTACATTTTTTGATCAATTTTTTGTACTCTTTTCTATTAGCGACCTGCAACACATGCAAATCAGTTTCAATCTCAATAAAATTGGGTTGTTCGAGTTGAATGATGCCGTATTTAGGGAAAGAAGTGTTCATGATGAAATAAAAATGTGTGAGTTGAATTGTATACTATCACATATAAAGATAACCGCCCGCCCAATCAGCACGATAGAAACATTCTTCACGAGAGTTATCATCAAGCAAATTAAATCGGATATGCTTTGCAGGTGCTTTCCATGATGCTGCTTTATATACGTTGCCAAACTTTTTCTCAATGAATGCATGAACGCTACGCGAACCTGCTTCAGTTTCCATTACAATTTTATGGTATTTCCTACCACTTTCGATGTAGAATTTGTAACCAGAATCTCTGCCGTTGTTTCTACCTTTGAAATCTTGCATCAATGCTTCACAGAGCATTTCAGAATACTTGAGAACTTGTGTGAGTTGTTGTTGCATTTGAGGTTGAGATTGTTTGAAGTCGGTGAAAGATTGGCGCATAATAATCAGCAGGCGAGACACATAGCAGAGTTAAAGAGTTGCGGTTCCATGTGCATGTCTGTCACTTCATAACCATAACCCTCAACGCGAGAATCTACCTCACGATCAA